TAGACGAAGCCGCAGTGGTATAGAAAACTGGCTTACCAGTTGACATGTCAACACGATAGGCAGTATTTCCCTTACCTGCGTATGTACCACCAAAAGCTGTTCCAACTTGACGCTCACCGTATGAATTTTCAAGCGCTTGGCCAGTCTTTGTATTGCCGTAAGTTGTTTGACCTGTATCTACAACTTTTTGGCCATTTACAGTTTTAATTTTTGATAAATCAACTGGAATTAAACCGTCCTCACCACCGTCAATACCATAAACTGTTTCTACCTTGGCATCGCTTGGAACTTTTACTTGAACTGAGCCTTCATCGCCGTATGGCTGAAGATAGTATTGATATAAAGCGTTACCGTTTTCGTCGGTAGCGGTGTAAACAGTATTGCCGTTATATTTTTTACCAATCTCTTGAACTGGTTGAGTAACAGAAACAACACCAAAATCTTTGAGATCAGTAATGCCAGCATTGGTCAAAATTCGAGCAATATCAGCGGCATTCGCTTCAGCAGTACCACGCCCTTCGCCAGACCATTGGCCTGTTGTTCCTTGTGCAAGAATTTGTTTTGTTAAATCTACTGCCGCTGGAGATGAGGCGCTCAAATCTTTGTTTTGATTTCCAGACGCATCGACAACTTTACCTTCAGTAGTTAAGAAGTAACCATTTTTTAAATCAATTGCATTTTTTAACTGGTCGCTTGCGGTTGTTGCTTCTTGAACTTCAGTTGTGCCGCTTTTTTCTGGGGTTAAGCCCTGCGTGGTTGATGCATTAGCGGCAGTCGTGGCCAATTTTGTGCCAGCAACATTATCAATAGCTTTTGCAACTGCAACAGCATCTGTTTTGTCAACATTGGCTAATGCGGTTTCTACTCTTGCCTTCTCCGTAGGGTTTAGACTTTTGTAAGCATCTGCTAATTGGCCAAGAAAAATTGCTTTTGATGCATCATCCTTTAAGTGGAAGCCACTCGCATCCATTAAATCTTTTTGATTCAACAGACCCGACATTGCATCAACAAGTACTACATTGCTGTGATTATTTGCAATATCGTTGTACAGCGCATCCATCTTGAGGTCTGTACGTGCAATAGCATCGGCATACGAATTAGCAGTCGGGGCCCCAGATAAAATTACCTTTACGCCCTTGGCTTCAAGCCTAGAAACAATTTCATCTAAATTGTTGCGGATGGTGTTACGGTCAACGCCTGTAGCGATGTCATTAGCACCGATGTCCAAAACAACAGTGGAACCATTTGCAAAAGTACCGCCGTTTGCCTCAAACTGATTCAGTTGGTTTAAAACGTCTGAAGTTTTTTGACCACCAATGGCTGTGTTGGTAACATTCCCGCCAAACAAATTATTGGCAATGTTTGTTTTTTCGTCGCCAGCTAACCAACTATCACCAGCCAAAATTACGCCGCTCAATTGATTAGCGGTTGTAGCACCAGTGTCAGCAATAGCTTGGGTCAACGCACCTGTATTTGCAGTGTTATTTGTAGTGGCAACATTGTTTGCGGCTGTTGAAAGGGCTCCAGTGGTTGCGGTAGTACCAACATTAGCATTTGAGGTGTCTACAACATTGTTTGTAGCTTGTGTCAAAGCGCCAGATCCCGAAAGATCGTAGCTTCCGCCGTACCCACCGGGCGCTGTATTCAGTGGCGAACTAACCGCTTCATATCGAGACTGAACATTTAAAAGATCGGCACCAGTAGCACGAGCAATATCTTGAGGACTCAGTTTAAACTGATCCATGGTGCTGGCAATTGTTGCATCATCAGCAGTTGGGTTTGCCAAAAACCAATCAAAGATTTGTTGGTCAGATATTGCTGGCGAAAAATCTGCTTTGTCTTCAGACAGGTTGGTGCTATAGACGTCTTTTAATGCCATGTTTAGTTCACCGCTGGGTTAACGGCATTGACGAGCGCTTCAGCCCATTCTTGCCAGTTATCGTAGACATAAGGGCCGGGGATACCTTCATTGGTAAACACGTCAATAGCCTTGAGACCTGCCGCCCACTCTTTCCAATCCGTATATGCATCTGGAATGGCCAACTGCTGTGGGGCATAAAGCTCGCACATGAGCGAAGCCCACGACTCGAAGGAATGATACCTTGGGTCGTAGACCTGTGAGACATTGAGTATGTTTGACATTAGTAAGGTCTCGTATCGCCAACGTCGGCGTCCAAAATAACTTTACCAACTTGATAGTTCCCGCCTGCCACGTTAGAGACAAACTTCAAACGAAGCTCTCGACGCTGTTCACGCAAGTCAATCTTGCCTGTACTTGGGTCAAACGTATATGGGCCAGTTGTTTTGTCTTCAGATTGAGCAAAAGGACGGCCTGTTACATACAGCTCCATCTGGCCAGATTGAACAAAGTCAGGCTCAACACGCTCTAAATGAATCCACTTGTTTTCACCTACAAAGTTTGGCTGTGATGGCCCACCAGAAACCCAACCCAAGTCATTGGTTTCAAAGTACGACTCAATTGCAGTTGATAAAACGCCAGTGACTTTGTCAGTACCAATCTCATGTTGATACAAAGAGACAAAGTTCATCAGAGAATTGACGGTCAACACGAAACCAGCCCCGCCAGCAATACTTGCGGTTAGCGTGTTTCCAACGGTGTAACCAGTTCCGTGGCCATTGATGACCACCGAAGTGACTATGCCGCCTGCCACAGTGATATTTGCGGTAGCGCCAGTGCCAGATCCACCAGTCAATGGCTTGTTGTTGTAGGTTCCGTTTGTGTAGCCAGCGCCAGCATTTGTGATGGTTGTGGCCAACACTCCGCCTGTAGCATTGACGTTCCAGTCAGCCGCGACAGGGTAGTGGAAAACTTGCGAGAAGTAACCAGCAGACCTCTGTGAGCCCAAAGCCTCGCCAGCGTCATACCAAATGTTTTCGCGCACGTTGTAGATGATCGCGTCTGTGCACTCAGTTGCATTCCCGCGTGGGTAAAACCACCAGATTTCACCGAAACGAGGAACCTTAGACACCCAAACCTTCTCACGCTGATCGTAATTCAAGTTGTCAAAGAAGTAGTTCTGGTTCATGTTGTTAGGAATTTCCTTAACAACACCGTTATAGAGCAGGAAACGATCAACGCCGCACCAATAATAGATGCCGTCATACTCAATCACGGACTGAGACGACAGAATTGATGACTGTGAAGAGATCAAGTCATAGCGCCAATACTGAGGAGGAGTACCCGCACCACCGATGTAGGACACGCGGATCAGTGAATCAAGGCTCCAAAACAGGCCAGAAGGCGCGTTTGATCCGCCTCGCACTGGTAGCCCTTGGACAATCTTGCCAGTGGCCACAGAGACCTCATTTGCGTCCGCAGAGACCCAGTCTTGGGCGTTGCCTGCTGAACAGTTTTTGATCAAACCATTGTTTCCGTACACAAAGACGAACGGGTGAAGCGTAACAACGCCACCAGACACGGAAATGTTGTTGTCGAACGTGATGGTTGAGGCGCCTGTAGTGGTCGCCGCATTTGAGATGACCACATTTTGGACGCTACCGAGCGTGAAAACCAAGCCTGTTGTTGTGCCAGCAGTCGTGACAATAGCCGCACCGCCAGAGGTGGCAGACAGCGTAAAGGTTGTCGAGTAGTTTGTGGCAATGATGTAGTACGTAGTGCCAGATGTAATGCCAGTAGCAGTTCCTGTGGACGTGCCAGAGACAGTCACGGTCTGACCAACGTATAAACCTGTCGTAGAAGTGCATGAACACTGTCCAGCAATACCAGTTACAGCCACAGTACTCAAAATGGGCGTAACTAAGTTGGCAGAAACAACAGTCGTATTGGCTGGAATACCTGTACCAGAGATGGATTGACCAGCACCGATCAAGAGGCTCTGTGTTGACAGATACATCGTCGTGGTGTTGTTAAGGTAAACCGACTCAGTAAACACACCAATAGGGCTCATGCTTGTGCCTGTGATTGGGCCACCAAGAACGGGCGTATTGATGTTGTTGTCAATCAATGACAAATTTTGACCGGGATGGGCCAATAGCAAATTATTGCCTGAACCACTTACATCATAGAACGAATCAAACTGCCACAAGTTGTTTGCGTTTGCAGTGAAACCAGTCAACGTGAAGTCTGAAATTCCAGATCCAGTGCCACTGTTATTGATTGGAAGAACTTGCAAGCCACCAGAATAGCCGCTGAACACGTAGTTAAAGTTCTGTTGTGGGTTGACGTAGATGCCGCGTGATGGGCCAGCCAAGTCATTCACAATCTCGCGATAGCCACCGATCTTACGAGGGCGACCGCGCTGAAATCGAACCCAGCGACCAGAGTTATAGAACTCTTTGTCGAAGACTGTACCGTCGCGCTGGACGCCCGGCTTTGTGTCAAGGGCAAAAACCTTTTTGGTCATGTAAATGTGCCCCCAGCAATTCCACCAGAAAACGTGCCTGATCCAGTTACGGAGACACCTGTAGCTGAAACATTAACTCTTTGTGTGCCAAGCACGGAGATGCCTAAATTGCCAGCAGATGGGCGATACAAGCCAGTGCTTGTTTCAGAAGCAAAATTCAGTGATGGTGTGCCAACGGTTCCGTCAAGCAAGCTCACCACCGTAGCACCAGCAGTTGTGGTGTTGGCATTAAGGAAGTTGGTTCCGTCGCAGATGAGCGTGGCTTGTTGGCCGGGAGGGATTGTGGCCGTATATCCCAAACCAGTGGTAACGGTTAGGCTGTATCCGTTGTCGGTCGTTTGGTTTGAAATGACATACAAGTTCACTACAGGCGGGAACGTCACAGTTACGTTGCTGACCAAGTTGCCAACGTACTCTTGAATCGTGTTTGCCGCCTCATTGTTGGTCAACAATACAGAACCACCAGTCACAGACTTCACCAACGCCGTGAACACAAACGATGAGCTAACGCCGTAACCGATGGTCACGTAGGCTGTGCCTGTACATACAATAAATGCAGACTCAGTTGGGTTGAACGTCTTTGTGCTGTTACCGTCAATCAGCTCAGCGCCAGTACATGAGATTGTGAAAGAGCCCGTGCCGTTGTTCTTGAATAACGTAAACCAGTTATTGCCAAGCGTGGCCGCGGCAGGCAAAGTTGCCGTACCCGAACCACTAGACCAAACGCGGGTCTGAGCACGGTCAGTGGCGGCAAATGTAGTGCCTGTAGTGATTGCGGCGCTAGGATGGCTTTGGTTGAGCGTTGCACCACTGGCCACCAAGCCGTAGCCAGCAAGCGTTGCCGCATCAGCAGAAGAGGTTCCAGTGCCAAAAGCAATGTTGCCCCAAGTGCCTTGAGCGTCAGGATTGGTGGTGATGTAGATGTACTTGGATTCACCAGCCGCAACGGTTGCAATTGTATTTGTGCCAGCGTAATCTTTTACCGTAAAGGTATTAGATCCAACATTGCGAATCAACGCATCATTACCGACCGAAGCCTGATTGGCAGGCGGCATGTACATGCTCAAGCCAGCAGAGCTTGCCGTCACCTGCATAATGCGTGCGGCGTAATCTGTGTTGGTGGTACTGTTGGATGGCCAGTTTAACTGGGTGTTTGCAGACAGCGTGACCGTACGATAGCTGACATCCGTCGGCTGAATTACGTCACCAGTGAAGGGGCTTACGTAGCTCATGAGTCGTTTGCAATCGCCTGACGATCAGCAAGCCGCAACTTGTCTTCAGCCATAAGCGTGTCCATGATCAGTTTGTATTGACCTTGCCACATTGGAATGCGGTCGTCGTTCTTGAGGAACGGCATCGCCTGAAGCAAGGAGCCATAGAGCAACGCCTGTGGGGCGTAGATGGTGAACCAGTTGGTTTGGTTAGAGCTGTCCAAAGGCTGAACACGCTCGTAGTACAAAACCTCAAACGCATAGGCTGTATCAGGCGTAGGGGCGACAAGCCAATTGGAGTAGTCGTAGTCGGCGTAATAGACAGGCGTACCCGTAGCTGTGGGACTTGGCCAGTACTCGCGCAGGTATTCATACCGACGGTTCAAAACTGGCTGACGTGCACCACCGACTGTGATGTTCATGGAAACGGTTTTGTGCCAACGAGCTGGCTTGGCAATCGTAGACGTGCCTGCAACCATGTTGCTGGTGTTAACTGTCAGGTTGCCTAAAAACTTGATCTGAGAGGCAATAACCTGCTCAGCAAGCATGATGAAAAGGGGGATTTTGTCCAGCGTGGCGGTGTCAGTACGCTCCAGATAAGACTGGATGTTCTCGACCAAACTGTCATAGGTCATAACACTTGCGGTCGTCATGCGTTCACCTCGTAGATTCGTTGGGACATTTTAGTATGCCTTTAAGATAAAAACAACGCCCGTTCGTCGATGCGGCGATTCTGCAAGCCCTTGAGGATTTTCCCTCCTGCCATGCAGTATTTCAGGAGTTCTTCAGCCGCCCCTTCCTTGTCCCCGCGAAGCAGTTTTTGACGTAACGTCGAACGCTGGAGTGTCCCAAGACCGACGTTAAATGAAAAGCTAACAAGACCATCAAACATCCCTTGTGTAAGTGGGACAGGGCAAAACTTCTCGACACCTCGTTCAAAACGGTCAAGATCATGTCTAAGGATGGCATCGACTTCCTCCATGCTGTAAGTTCTCATAGCCCCCGCGGGGACGGGAAAAGCGTTTCTGTCTTCCAACTTCAGCTTTCCTTGCTCTGGCCACATTACGTGCCCAACGCCGATTGTCCAAAGCCTAGCAGGGCATTGGTACGGCTTTTGTCGCACCCCCTCGTGGTGCTTGATCATGGCTATCGCCTTGGGACTGACGTTCATCACTTGCTACCAAATGCACGACCACCAAAGTGGAAAACAATAATGCTGGCAAACATGATTCGGGTGTCTTCATCCCAAAGTTGGTTAGCCATATCGTTGAAGTCAGCGCCAACGCGCCAGCCATGGACAAAGATGCCAATGTCGATGAATAACAACAGAAAGTAGAAACCCCATGTCAGACCCGAGCGAGTAGCGGCTCGAAGGTCGACAACCCATTGAGAAGCGCCCTTACCAATCTCAACGTCATGGGCATATAGGGCTTGCATCTCAGCTTGTTGAGCGCCAATAACTGCCTGAGCAGTTGCCGCATTGGTCTGAAGCTCGATCTGATCAGTCTTGATTTCTTCAATTTTGGCTTGAGCGGCATAACCTCTTTCCAACATCTGAAGCTCACGCTCTGTTTGCATACGAGCTAATTCAAGCTCATGCCTCTTGTCTGAACGGTCTTGGAGCATGTCAAAGACCTTGGGCAACCCAGTCATCAAGAATGAGATTAGGGTTGAAAGTAGTGTCAGCATGGGTGCTCCTTATACAAATTTGTCAAAATGTCGCTTGTTGGCGAATATCTCAAGGTCAATTACCTGTTCTCTAGCGCGTTTGTTGTACAGCTCAAGGTCGTACTCTTCAACCTTATCGCGCATTTTCTGGGCTTCAACCACAAGTTTGTGCTCATATTCCAGCCTTTCAATGCGTTTTTCAACAGCCTCAGCCCTGATGTCGCGGGGTGAAGGATGCACAAACGGATACCATTTGTGTATCTGGATCACTTCTTTTCCCTCTCAGCCGCCCTTGCAAATGCATACAAGAGCTTGGCTCTAATCTCAGAGGAATCCGCTGTACCTGCCCACATGGGCAAGTTATTCCAAATCACCAATAACTGTTCTGTACTGCAACTACCACCATTCGTAGTTAACCACATGGACAACTGCGAATGCCGAAGCGATGGATCTCCAAGCCAACTTAGCGCATAAAAATCCGTGACGATGCATCGCTCGTTTGCAGTTGCCATTGCCAAGCAAAGCAATAGCGGGAGCAGGAGCCAGCGCATCTAATCATTTAGCCATCTCGGTACTTGCTAGATTCATGCGGGTCTTCACAACCGTCAGGTCTGACGGCTCTTTGGTAAAGCCCAATGAAATGTATCCCTCGAATTCACCAATCTCAGGCGGTATGGAAGCCCAGCAGGAGTACTCTACCCCCTGCTTTTTCTCCCAATCTGACGTTTTCCCTGTTGGCTCCTGTTTTGCACAATAGACCTCGCCGTTCATCATGGCGATCATGGCGGCATTACGCGCTGGGTCTTTATTGAACAGGGTGGAGTTGTATCCGTCGAATGATGTTTCGCGCCCCTTCGGGCCATACGCAAGTAACGTGGTTCTGCCGTTCACGACCAAGTTAGCCTTGTGAACGACGACAGTTTCAGCCTCTAGGTCTTTAGACAGGCTTAGAGCGATTTTTTCAAGCACTGGTACTTCGCGCAGGGAAGACTTGTGTGAGGTGCTTGTAATCGCGCCTAGGATCACCTGACGTGAATCCCAAGCAAAGTATCCTGCAAATGCCAAAAATGACAGCAGGATCACGGTAAACAGTTTAAAAGGGTTGTCCACCCACTTGATCAAGTCAATGACCTTGTCAGTGGTGGTTTGGTTTTTGGGTGCAGGTTTTACAGCCTCAACCTTTGGTCTTGGCTTGGGGGTGGAGCGCTTGACTGGCGCTACCTTAGCTGGGGCTTTCTTTGTCACCATATACCGCACCAAACAATCATGTAACTACAAAAGATGACAAAGCAGGTGACTGCGGCGGCGGCAATAAGAGCCTCCACCCAGTCTCGCATGTCAGAGCCCCAATAATTTTTTCACAAAGTCTGCCGCCACGCCGGGGCCAAACAACACGCAAAGAATCACCCCATACAAGAGGTACTCAATCTTTGTCATGCGTTTGTCGCCATCACGCAAAGAGCGATCAATACTGTTGTACCGCTCAGTGCAGATTGCTTCGTGGACAGCCAATTTTGTTTCCACTGAATCCATCAGTCAAAACCTCGTAAGGTCTTGGCCAACGTCTTACGCTTCGCCATTTTAGGCGAATCAGTAGATTTCACCGCAAGCTTAGATGCAGGAATCTTTTTGTCAGCGGAAACACCAAGCGCTTTTTTGAGCGCTCCGGGCTTACTGATTGCTTTCTGAATCCACTTGGTTGCCATCACTAATCTCCTGAACAGGAGGCTTTGCGGCTTCCTGAATTGCTTGAATGTACTGAAATACTTCTTGGTATGGACGTGTGCCCAAGTAGCCCAAGACTTGATTTACGACTTCGATGTCAATATGGAGTTTCATGCAGTTGTTCCTGTGTCAGTTGTTGTTGGTGCGACCCATGAGCCGTCTTCTTGTTGCGTCCAGCCTACTTCAGCGCCATCAGGCACTGGGATGCATTGTGCAAGGATGGATGGGTGAAAGCAGTCTTCAATGGCATGGCCATCTACTGCCATCAAAATTTCAACGATTGTTTTGTTTGAGATTCTTGCTAACATGATTTACCACTCCACAATAACTAAACCTGCACCACCCCAGTTAGCGCTGGCTTGGCCCCCGCCACCACCGGGATAGCCGCCGTCACCTGCACCACCGCCGCCACCGCCATTTGCGCCGCCTAAATACCAAGAACCGCCACCGCCCATACCAATAAAATCAATTGAAAATTGACCCATACCATTTGTTGCGGGTACAGGTGAACCACTTGTAGCGTAATAACTTGAGCCTGAGCCTAAAAATCCACTACCGCCAGTATTTGTTGCAGAAGTGCCGCCACCGCCACCGCCACCAAAACCAGAATGGCCTACGCCTCCTGAGCCATCACCACCATTACCTACTACAGAAGCCGCGCCGCCACCGCCACCGCCAGCGCCACCAGCGCCACCTGTGTTATTGATGTCGCCACCAGTACCTGTACCAGCCACGCCAGCGGTAGTGCCTCCAGTTGCAGTTGCATAAGAACCAAAAGAAGAAGTTCCACCAGAACTAGCACCAGCCCCACTCCCACCTCTTGAGCCAACAGTTACGGCAATGGATGTTACACCAGACAAGTTATAGACAGTGATCATTGAAAAACCACCACCACCTCCTGCTTGTGCACCAGACCCAGAGGCTCCACCGCCCCACATACGAGCGCGAACAGCGCCTACGCCAGCAGGTACAGTCCATGTCCCAGAAGAAGAAAACATTTGTATGTTGCCTTGGCCAAAAACCCCAGTTATAGGGTTGTTAATGCTTGCAAGTCTAGTAACGCTCATGACTCAAGTCCTTTTAAAGTTGCTACTTTGTTAACCACAGTGCCACGCTGTGCAAAACCGTTATACGGCCCTTGGTAATTAAATGAAACAGGGGATGTGACCGTGGGATAGTTTGTGTTCAATGTAACAGAACCACCGTTGGTAATGACTGGGCCTGTTGCGCCAGCGGCAACAGTTGTTGCGGCTACTCCAAGTAAAGTGTAGCCTTCTTTTAACGTGTAGTTATTACCGTATAGCGTAGTAGAACCGTTGGTCAGCGTCTGCGTCGCCCAAGAACCCACTGTTACGTAATTAGTTGTTGCCGCTCTGTAAGAAATTAACACCTTACCATTTAAAGTGTTAGTAATAGCGCCTATGTAGGGAATAGTAGATGAACTAGTAAATAGCGCAGTTACAGTTCCTGATGCACTAGTTCCACTATTAAATGCGACGCTGTATAAATTTGCAAATGAACCAGCGGCATAACCTAAAACATATACTGTTGCTATGCCTGCCTGTGATATTTGCACGGCACTAGCACCACCATTGCCAGAAGTTGTACCCGTATTTACCGCTGTATTGATTACAGGGGAAGAAGTAGAGCCAGTTGCGCCATTATAAATACTGCAATAAAGTTGGCTACTACCATTGGGATACGTAACAGCAAATTTAGCATCTGGCACTGCAACCAGTGAAATATACGAACCAACAGAACTATCTGGGTAACCATTCCAAACTTGACTGCTTGCTGTTGATAATTGAACAGCAAGACCAATTCGAGAGTTCGTAGAATCGTAGCCGCCGCAGGCAATGTTTCCGTTTGTTAATTGACAGCAAACACCGTAGTCTACAGATACGCTGGTAACGGTAGAAAGCGTAAAGGTGCTAACTGTTGAGTCTGAAACAACTAAATACAATTGCCCCGGCTGACTTCCTGAGCCACAAGAAGCAAATCCGCCATTTGACAATGCAATAGTTTGATGGAATCGTATTTGGTTACCTGCCCTGTAAGTAGTTTTTGCGGCCACTACTGTGCCTGTTTGCGTGTAAGAGGCGTAATACTGATTAGTTCCATCGCCCCAAGTGACGTAGATTGTGCCACCTGTTGTGCAACAACCGCTAATGCCACCACGCACTACTGCGGAAGAAATACCACTTGAACTTGCAACTGCTGTTGGGCCATAAACTGTCGAACCAGTCGGTGTACAAATAAATAAATATCCAGTACCACCAATTGAATAAACAACGCCAACATTGCCGTTTATTAAATTAAATGCATACAGATTATCGACGTTTGAGGCGGTTACAGTAGTACTGCTTCCAACTTGTGTACCAGCGGTTTGACTTGTACCCGCAAAAGTACCGTAATCAAACAATGGGCTATATTGCACACTTTGAACTGTACCGGGGGTATAGGAACTTCCCGTAAGAAGTGTATTGCCGCCATTGTATGTAGCGTTATAACCAATACCTGACGTTGTTCTAGGCGTAACCAATCCCGCAGATGTTTGGTAGATGTACTCACCCGCCGACCAACCCACAGAGGTGTAATACTGAGACGATGTGGTCGTGCCGGGAGCCACCACTGGGCCAGTGGTTGCAGTAAGTTGCGTTAAGTTACTCATTAGTAAATTCTCCAATCAGAGCCATTGTAAGTTAAGCCAAATCCAACATCATTTGTTGAAACAACCATGTCCTCTGCAAGTCCCATGATTGTCGAACCATTACGTCCGACTGTCAAAGGTGTAATTGCAAAAGTTCCAGATGAATCTTGAATGTAAACAGTATTGCCAGCAGAGGGAGTAGCAGGCAATGTGATGGTGAATGAGCCAGCAGAAGTGTTGGCAAGAAGGTTGTCACCAGTCACGGCTGTGTAATTGGCTGTCTTAACGCTAAAAGATGAGCCGCCTGCCGAGGCGATTGTGATTGATCCAGCACCATTGGTAATTGAAATACCAGTACCAGCAGTCAGCGTTGCTTTTGTCAACGTATTGCCAGTGGTGTTGCCAATCAGCAATTGGCCGTTGGTGTATGTTGTTTGACCAGTTCCTCCGTTTGCAACAGGCAAAGTACCAGTTACACCAGTTGTCAATGGAAGGCCAGTTGCATTGGTCAGAGTGCCAGAAGATGGTGTACCTAAAGCACCACCGTTGACAACAAATGCGCCAGCAGAACCTACGGCAACACCCAAAGCTGTTACGACACCTGTGCCAGTTGTAATCGTAGATGGCGCAACACCTGCACCACCACCAACCACAATCGCACTTGCGGCCAGTGCCGCAGAAGTGGCCCATGTAGAGGCGCTTGAGAAGTAAGGAATACCGCCGCTTGTACCAGCCACAGTCAAGGCAAGAGTTCCAGATGTGGTCACTGGAGAACCAGAGACGGAGATCAAACCACCAGTAAATGTTTGACCAACAGAAGTGACCGTACCGCCTGTACCTGTCGCGTTGATCGTGATAGATCCAGCACCGTTTGTGATTGATACACCTGTACCAGCAGTCAGGGTAGTTCTTACAAAACCAACGCCAGTGCTACCAATGTCAATTTGCCCGTTAGTTGGCGCAGTGGTTAAGCCAGTACCGCCGTTAGCGACAGGTAAAGTGCCAGTCACACCAGTGGTTAAAGGCAAGCCAGTGGCGTTTGTCAGAGTACCGCTTGAAGGCGTGCCAAGAACACCGCCATTAACCACAAAAGCGCCTGCTGTACCTGTATTAACACCAAGTGCAGTAACAACGCCAGTGCCTGTTGTCACGGTAGCTGGCGCAACGCCTGCTCCACCACCAACAACCAAAGCATTTGCCGCTAGTGCGGCAGAAGTTGCCCAAGTGGATGCACTCGAGAAGTATGGGATGCCGCCAGAAGTACCTGCAACGGTCAAAGCCAATGTGCCTGAAGTTGTGATTGGTGAGCCAGAAACCGAAATCAAACCGCCAGTAAAAGACTGTGCAACGCTTGAAACCGTACCTGTTGCGCCACCAGAAGAGGCAAGCAACGTCACAACGCCTGAGCTGTTCTTTGAGTACAGCTTCATGTCAGCGGTGTTAAGCGCTAACTCGCCGTTGGCAAGGTTTGCCGCCAACGGTACAGCCGAAGCTGTCGTGCTGTAGTACAGCGAGATTGGGGTAAAGCCTGTAGCCGCCATTAGAAAGTTCCTCCAGAGATGCCTGACCAAGTTGGAACACTAGATCCTGCCGATGTTAACACTTGACCTGCCGTTCCGTTAGCAATAAAGCTAGTTGCGCCAGAGCCAGTTTGATATGGAATTTGACTTGCCGCACCGCCAGTAATATTTGCCGCTGTAGTCGCAGAACCCACAGCGAGGGTTGATTGCGCCACATACTGCGGAACAGTGCCAGAAGAGGTCAAGACTTGGCCAGTAGTTCCAACCGTAAGTTTGGAAATTGCGCTGGTAGTCGAGGCGTACAGAATATCGCCAACAGCAAATGTTGATTGACCTGTACCGCCGTTAGTCGCCGCAAGGGTTCCTGCCAAAGTGATTGTGCCGCTGGTGGTGATTGGGCCGCCAGAAGTTGTCAATCCAGTTGTACCGCCAGACACAGCCACGCTGGTCACAGAACCAGTACCAGCCGCCGCCCAGACAAAAGCTGTGCCGTTCCATTGCAGGAATGTGCTTGTGACTGAAGGTGCAGTGATAAATCCTGTTGCGCCTACACCTGTCTGATAGTGAATTTGGTTTGCTACACCACCAGCAATATTGGTCGCTGTTGTGGCTGTCGTGGCCGACCCTACCGCCAAAGTGCTTTGCGCTACGTACTGGGGAGCTGTTGCGCCTGCGGTCAATACGTAGTTTGTTGTGCCAAGGGCTAAGGCAGTTGTCGCACTTACGCCGCTTTGATACAGAATTGAGCCAGCCGCACCGCCTGCCACGTTTGTGGTGGTGGTTGCACTTGTTGCGGTTGTGGCCGCACCAACAGTCAAGCTTGAGGCTGTGCCTGTCAAACCAGTGCCGGGGCCGCTGAACTGCGTGGTAGCCGTAATTGTTGTGCCGCGCACTGTGGAGGCCGTTGTTGCGCCTACAGATGTGCCATCAATCGTGCCACCAGTAATGGCCACAGCTCCCGCAGACTGCGTTGACATTGTTCCCAAACCAGTAATATCTGTGTTTGGAATAGTCGTTGAGGCAGTCATGGCTGTTGTGCCAGTGCCCTTGACATAACCTGTCAGCGTTGTAGCGCCAGTA